CGATGCCAAGCAGCATGAATAAAACCTCTTTGCTTCCTTCAGGCATTTCGACGTAAAACAGCAGGAAAACGATACCAGCGATAAAGCAGGTAAGCAGCAGAGAAAGCATTGCAGGCATTAAAGACAGCTTATGCTCAGCTCGTGCGTTTTTCTTGTCATCGGCTTCGGTCTGTAGCTGCGCCTGCGTCAATTCAGCGAGCTTTATTTCCTTCTCATGCTCAGCCTCAGTTAGTCGAATTTCAAGCTCTGCGCGCTTCTCCGGCGATAAATCCGGCGGCCAGTAGTCCTTGATTAGCTCTTTGGCTTCTTTGAATAATCCACCGCCAACGAAGTCTGTTATTTTGTCTAATAGGCTCATTTATTTACCTCGATTTGATAGTGTGGTAAGTCTTTAAAAGACTTCCAATCTCCGCCCCAAGTAATTTTAACGCCAAGTTCAGCGGCAGCTTTTTTCATTGCCTCAGCAACTACTCCGAATGGCTTTGGATTATTCCAATCAACAGGCAAAGGCACAATGTCAACAGCTTGCCCAATGATATGGCGACTGTTCATTGTGCGAGTAAAGCCTTTTTCAAGCAGTTCAGCTTGCCGCTCTTTGGTGCGCAAGCCTTCAATGACAGTGAAATCAACTGGCGATAGCTCTAGCGCACGCTTAACAACCTTAACCAAGTCGGCATTTACGCCGACAAGGTTTTTTGTTGATCTATCTCCGAGAATAAACTTAGACATTTATGCTCCGTTAATCGTTATGATACCAGCGTTTTATTGTTAGCATTTAAACCTCATCTATACTGACTCGCCAACTAACAACAACGCCCTGTGACGCTGCAAAATTTGTTGCGTCGGGTGTAGCAATCCAAGGGCGAATGCTTGTAGTTGTAAGGGCTCCGATGTCAAGATAGCCCTGTGGTATTTTTGTGCCTATATATCCTGCGTTAATAGGGTGAACGCTAGCGTCTGGTATTCTTGGGTATTGCCATTTAAGCGACTGAATAGAGCCTGCCACCTGATTGACTCCGGTATCAGTTGTTATAGTCTGCCTCCCTGACTGCTCTTGTAACTTATGAGGAAAGTCAAGATAGTGATTTCCGTTATGGTTGCATAATGGCTTGGTGGAGATTGTTGAGCTTATGTTATTAACAATAATATAATCGCTATCTGCTGTTCCTGAGTCCAGAGCAGTAAATAATACCTGACCTAAATTGTTAACCTTTAAGTCAATATCATCTATTTTGATGTTGATTTTATTAGTGGTTCCGCGATTGCGCATCAACATCATTGAAGTGATTGTACTAAAGTCTATTCCGTTGATTGATGAGCCGCTTAAATCCAAAGTGACATCTTCAACGGTTCTACTATCTATCGCGCTATTGTTTCCGCCTATATCAACAACCCCGCGCGATACGTCGGACGGGTCTGCGTATGAAATTAGCCTGCAATTTCTTGCATACAGAGTGCCGCCAACAACCTCTGATGAATAAATGCAAACCCCGTTTAACATGCCGTAAATTGCGCAGTTTTCATATCCATTGTCTTTGCCCTGCCAAGTAGCTCCACCGTAAATCGTACAGTTTGAATACTTAGCGCCTTCAGTGTTTCCATGAAAGTCAGCAGCAAAGACATCAGAATTTGGATCGTTGCTTATTGTAATTCCATCAAACAGCAAATCTCTGCAAGGTACAGCGCAAATCTCACCATCACCGCCGGTTGTTATTGCATGGCGTCTAGCGTGAGCCTTTCCGCCAAAACCTTTGATTATTTGACTGTTTGTTATGACAACGCCGTAATCATCGCCAGTTCCTGTGCCAGCGTTAAAAATGTCTACATTTTCAAAAGCGCAGTTATAAGAGCGAATGAATTGCAAAACGGAGTTGTTCTTGTGCTTTCCTTTTATTGCTTTTGCGTAACAATAGCGGCCAAATTCAATATCAATCAAGCTGGTTGACTTGTCGCCACGAATGTCAATATCACCAAGAAGGACGCGAATAGGATTTAGCTTGTAAACGTCAACAGCTGCGGCAGTGTATGAGCTATAAAGAGGGTTAACCAATCTGATAGTCGTTCCAGATACGGCAGCAACCTCGCACATTTCACCAGAAAAATAGACAGGCCTGAAGGTAGACCAGCTAGACGGCGTAGGGTTAAAAATAAAAAACACATCACCTTGCTGCAAGCCATGGCTTGACGAGAAAGTAACTTGATACGCCCCTTTTGAAACTGATGCTGACAAGTCGGGTAATGTACTTCTAGAACCTGAAAACTTTGTCCAGTAAGCGCCAATAAAGCCAGCATCTGTGCAGTCAATAAACGAACCGGTGGACATTGTTATCATGATGTCGGAGTTGTGAGTTGACGCGCCTAAGAACTTATAGCCGCCGACACCGCCAAAATGCGCCCACTTAGCGCCAGAAGCTAGCAAGGATTGCCAAGCGGCTGTGTTATCGGCAACACCAACGCCACCGCCAAATTCTTCAATGGTTCTGAATCCAGCTTTTGACCTCTTAGCAATCTCTCCGGCCTCAACCCCGCCAACTAAAACAGTCGAGTCATCATCTGCCAATTCGTTTCTAAGTGCGTAGTCACTTATTAAAAACCACTGACCGACACCGACTGGAGTTGGCTCACTGCCAGCCGTAACAACTTTCGGAAAGCTGCCATCCCAACGCCAATACGACGAGCCATCAGAAAGCACTTGGTTAGCTTGTGTGAGTGTAGCACCTGCTGAGAATGTGCCTGAAGGAATATAGCCTGCATTCAAAACAGCAGCGTCAAACTGTGCTTGCAACTCTGCAACGTCTTGTAGCTGGATTACTTGCACCGGGGTCGAATCTGAGAAGGTCAGCGTATAAACATCATTAGGCGCATAAAATGCAAAGTGTCCAGTTGATGATGATGTAATAGGGTTTGATAGCGTAGCGCCTGCAATATTGTTATCAACATAGAGAGTCGCTAAGCCTGAGTCTGACTGTCTGCGCACCGTTACAGTGATACCACTTGCCGCGTTGCCACTCACAGGCGAAGAAAACTGGCGGATTAATTGACCATTGTATTTCTGCATTATTGAACTCCGTTTAATCTTTAGTCTAGTTTATATCAGATTATCGCGCCACGCACCTGCTCTGAATTATTGCCGCCAGTTATTGTGATCGTGTTGCCATTTGTAATGATGGCTGGATTATCGCCAAGCGAGCCGCCTGCAAAACCGTTTTCAGCTTCAGTCGAGCCAATGCCGCCTGCGCCCGGGTAGTTTTTATCGCCAACAGAGCCAGCAGCAGCGCTAACAGTGCCAGTGCCAGCTAAGCCACCAGTGCCGCCAACAAAGCCCTGACCACCACCACCACCAGCGCCAGCGTAAGTAGTAATAATGCCAGCGCATCGCCCATTGCCACCTGTGCCGCCATTACCACCACCAGCAATCAGGCCGAACGTGTTATCGATGATTGCATCAGTGGTAAACTCTGAGCCTGCGCCGCCTACATCTCCAGGTAAACCAAATACGTTAGTGCAGATGTCAAGCTCTGTGTCGTATTCTGGGCTAGCACCTTCACCGCCTTCACCGCCAGCGCCGATTAACTGCCCTTGATTGATTAAGCGAAGCGTTGCGCCGCTTGCAAATGTGCCCTGCCTGAATGCGGCCCAAGCGTTTGAAGTTGAGCCGAAGATAGCGCCTTGACTGACAACAACGATATACTCTCTCGCCTCGCTAAAGTCGAAGTTATCAGAAAGTATGTAATTAAAATACTCGCCAGCCGCAATGTAATAATCTGCATTTGGTGGGACGTTTGCTTTATAGCTGATGCCGGTAACTTTCCATTTATCTGCCTTGCTCGATGCTACAACGCTAGTGCATTGGCAGATTAAAACTTCAGGATTGAATGCGCCGCCACAATAAACAGTGTTGACAGTTTCAATGGCAAAGACTGAGCCAAGCCACAAGCGACCGCCTGTGATTGTGCCGATGTACTTGCTATCTACTTCAAACGAAACTTCGACAGGTACTTGCGAATAGCGCGCTACGTTCCGCTGTGCGATACCTGTGGCAATTAAATTACCATCCGGTGTGTTAGGTAGCCATCGAGACACAACGTCAGCGCCTGCGTTTTTAGTGCCAAGCCTGCTTTTGTCTTCTTCAAGGATTGCCGCGACTCGGAAAGTCTTTGCGTAGTTTTGTTGGTCTGTGCTTGAGTAGTTCAATGGTGCCCATGACACAAGCTGCCGAGTGATCAACTTGTCGAACTTGTTTTTAACTTGCAGCGTGCCTAGCTCTAAATGCTCAACTTGGTTGAATGTGATTACTGGATCATCAAAGCTCGGAGTGGCCACGATTTTAATCTTGCGCTCAACCACGTCGACATACATTGTCAAGCCTGCGATTTGGATCAACTCATTAAGCAGCTTTTTAACTTCAGTCTCTTTGGCTATGCAGTTTTTTAGCATGAATCCGGCCAAGTCGCCTGCCTTCAGAGCATCCCACTCAGCAGTGGGAATGTAACTCACGTCGATGTCTGTGTAATCGCGGAAAATCTCATCGATTATATCAATTATGTTCGTCAAGTCCGGCCATGCCAAGCACTTCTGCACTGTTGTATTGACAGCGTGTTCTGCAAGTAAAGTCCCGAATGCAGCGCGAGTATCAAGCGAAACAACTACCGGAGCAACGCCAGTTGCGCTTGTAACTGTGTACTCGATGTACTCGCTATCAATGGCTAAAGTGCCTGAGTCGCCATTAGCGCCGAACTTCGCCTCAATCTCAGCAGATGTTAATCCGCTTTCTAGAGCTATCGTCGCGGTTGTTGAAGATGTGGTAAGCGGAGCGTTTAATGTCGCATTGCTTGTCTCAGGTGCTTTTGCGTTGATGCCGTTAGTTAATGCTAAAACGTCAACCAATGAAAATGTAACATTTCCGCTTAAAGTCGGATTTTGATACTCATCGACAATATAATGCTCGACGTTAAAGTTAGCTGCATCATAAACGCCGTTGACAAGATATCCGCGCTTAATGCGTGCTGGTCGATTCTTGATAAAGTTGCGAGCGAATAACTTTGCCCAATGCGCACCACTGACTCGGCGGTTAGCATACAAGCCTGTTAGCTCGAAAGCGTCTGAACTAACAAAGTCTTTTAGCGTGATATTGGCTGAAGCCCTGAAACCAATGTCGAAACTAGGGTTTGCCTTTGGTGCATTGCTTTTTGCATCTGTTAAATACGGAAAGCAATCTAGGTTAACTATCCGCTGGTTTGAATATCGATAAGTGCGAAACTCGCCTTCCTTGTAAGCGCGAATGTCATTTGTGGTCTTTGGTGTGCCATAGCTTGATGGATCTAATGCAAACTCAGCATCATAAGCTGGATCGTTAATGTCCAAATCAATTTCAAATATAACGCATAGCTCGCGCTGAGATTGCGCCTTCAGAGTGTCAAAGCTCATGCAATCCCCTTGATAGTTAATTGAACCGATGTGAAGTAGCTTGTGTCAAACTTAGGCTTGGACGCTTCCCAGTGGCCGAAGATGACCGCGCCTTGTTTGTCGTATTGATTCCAGCCACACCAAACGGGGCGACCTTTGGCAATCTTTCTGAATTGGTTAAACTGTCCATCCATGAAATCTGAAGTAATGTAGTTAAACTGCATTACCTGTGTTGAGCCTTTGCGCTCAATGGTTGACGCGCCTAGGTTCAAACTCTGCGTAGTTGATGCGGTTATTTCGTCATCGTCTGACCATTCACCTGGTTGCAATCCAACCGAAGGCAAAGACGGCATTTGCAGAGCTTCACCAAAAGCAGCTTCACCGACATACAAAGCAGATATTGACGTAAATACAAACTTAACCTTTGTCGTTTCAACCTGAGTGAATACGCGCATAACTGGCTTGTGATCTTCGTCTGCTGTGAGATTGCATTGCAGCACATAAGCGGAGCCGTTCCATGTGTAGAAGTCACATTCCACGCCACCGGATAACCAGTTAACACCTGCAAGCCCGACACAGTTAACAGGCTGCGAAGTGAATGATAGTTCAACCGTATTCGTGCCAGCCGCCTTGCTATAGAAGATGTTAGTCATCCAATCATAAAGCCTGCCAACATCGCCACCAGTGACAACAGTCGCGCCTTGCATGGCGTTTTGGTAAAGGATAAAAGTTGCTTTAGTATTTGAGCCGCCAGCAACAACGCTTTCGGGCGAAAGAAAAATGTCCACGTTATGCTCCTTGTAAGCGCTGCACTGATTCGAGGCTTGCAACTAATCGCTTGGTAAATGATACCGGTAAAACTTCGTCGCTGTCTAATCTGTCTAACTGGTCTTTCAATCCAGCCAACCCGACAATCTCGAAGGCTCCAACAGTCGGAGCTGATTGCGGAGTTGTTGGCAGTGTTGCTGAAGCGCCAAGACTGCCACCAGAGACAGAGTAACCGCCGCCGCCAGAGCCAGCAAAAGCGCTTGATGCTGCCGCAGCCATTACAGCAGCAGCATTTAATTTACCGGATAACGATATTGCACTAGCAATGCCTGCACCAGCTATCGGCCCTAAGCCTATTGGTGGTGGAGCTAATGCCGCAGCAGCAGCCGCTTGTGATGATGCGTAAATACTGAAAGCCTGATAAGCACCCATAGCAATCCGCGCAGCCTTGACAATGCCATTTGAGCGGCCTAAGAATGATTCCATGATACTGACACCAGAACTGAATGCAGATACGTTTGCATCCCTGATGCGCTGCGCCGTATCTTCAGCCATCATCAGGCGTCTAATATCAAGCTCGTCCTGCCCCATGGCATACTGCTCGTTAATTGCTGCGATTTGCGCCTTGAATGCCGCCTCTGCCTCTAACTTTCTTGTGTAATCATCGCCAGCCAATGCTTGCAGTTGCTCATATTCAGTAGTAGCTGCCATGATGCGTGATGCAGTTTGCGCTGCTAGTTGTGATTCTTCGTATGAGAATTTTCCATCAAGTACCGCTTGCTGTAGCACTGTTTCGCTTGATAGAGTTTCAGTCTCAAGTTTCATGTTAGCAATGCGTTGATCAATGCGCTGCTTATCTCTAGCCGCTCGCTCAGCTGACCTTTTATCCGCTTCAGCTTGCGCGTTAATCTCGGATGTTAAAGCAGCAGTAGACGCCGCCGCAGCTTTTTGCTGTTGCTCAAGGTTGTAGTTGTCAGTGATTAACGATTTAATTTTTGGATCTAGCTCATCAACAGTTTCTGCTTGCGTGCTAAATGCAGCCGCCAACAATCTAGCTGCAAGCTCGCCTTGTGTTAATTCTACGCGCTGCAATTCTAGCTGCTGAGTGAGTGATGCTGTTTTGTCAACCGCATCATTTTGGCCGTCAACAAGTGACTCACTGATAACCTGTCCGGTTGTTTTCATTTGGTCTGCGTAAGACTTCATTTCAGCTTGTGCCTTTAATAGCTCTGCACCAACTGCGTTAAGTCTTACCGCCAATCTATCTTGAGCTGGGCCGGACGCCTCTAGCAACTCTTTGGTTAGCTTCTCAGATTCTAGCCGCAGCTTGGTAACCTTATCCTGCTGCTTTTCGTATTCAGTTGACAACTTACCAAGTTCAACCTGAGTGAAAGCCTTTTTGCTTTCCGCGTCTAAGTCTTGCAGTGACTTTTGCAGGCCGTCTAGCTTTTTCTTCAAGTCGTCAGATGATTCGCCAGCATCGATAAAACTGCTGATTAATGGCCCACCAATAGCCGCAGCGATACCAACAACAGCACCGAGCAAAGGAAAGCCAAGCACGAAACCTAAGTCTGTCGCTTGCTGCGACAGCGCAACTAATGGCGAAACGCCGCCCTGCACCTGCCCGACGAATTGTTGGATTTGAATACCTGCTTGACCTGCTTGGCGACCGAAGTTGCCAAGAGCATTTGAATTTGCGCCTATTGCCTGACTAACAGCTTGCGATGTTTTTGTTAGGTTTGTGGTGACTCCGCTGGCCGCATTAACTTGAGTTGCAAACTCTTTTACTGATTGGCCGCTAGCTAAAAAGCCAGATGTGAATTGCCCTGTTGCTTCATGAACCCTGCCTGAGCTGCCAATAAATCTGCCAAGCGCAATATCAGCATCGGAAAGCCTAACCCCGAAAGCCTGAATTGTTTTGCCAGCAGAATTTAAAGTTGAAACAGTTGAGTCAGCAGCAGCGCCAAGCTGCACCATTGACTTATCTAAGCTGTCAATCTGCGCCTTGCTGTCGCCTGCATCAATCTTGACCTTAATTATTTTTTCAGTCATCGCGCACCTTTTCGCTTAATCGCGTCAATGTCTTTTTGCCGCTTGTCGTTGATTAGTTTCATCAAGTGATCATCCAATCTCTTTAAAACGGCAATCGCTAAATCTTGCTCATACTCTATTCTAGCAGTGACTTGCTCTAATGTCGCTAATGATGCGCGCCTGTCCGGTTCAACTTCTCTGCGCGCTTCGTAGAAAGCGCAAAGCAAAGCAAACTGCCTTTCGTCTAACTCTACTGATTCAAGCTCTTTTAATACTTCTGCAGCGTGATTTGTTCCGCCGTATTTGTCCATCTGTAAAGCTGCTTTGTAATCCGCTTGCAAGTCCCGACCGTTAAAGTCGGCTGCTACTTTTTTTCTAGCTTATCTCCGTCTGATTGCGCTTCGTCGTGTAGATAGTTTTCAAAGCGCAAAGCCGCGCTAATTAGCAGGTCATTAAGCGATAAAAAGTATTCTGGATTGGTAAAGATGTTTCTTGCTGCGTCTTTTGAGTACTCAAGTGCGCCGTCTTGGTCTTCTAAGCCATGCCAATTGGTAACGCCGTATTCTGTGAGCCAATGACCATAAAGCCGATTATTATCTACCTCGCTCATCTTGTGAAATGGGCCGTATAATTGCTGCCGAATGGCCTTGATTGACTCTTGGCTTTCCTTGGTGCCAAGTCTGCGCACGTAGAAAACAGCATCTCCAACGGCAATTGGCGCACCTGATTGCTGTAGCTCTTTTGATTCCCTGAATTCTGATAGTTTCATTTTGTTCCTGCAATAAAAAAGGGGCATTAAGCCCCTAGTTTATACTTAACTGACCATTAAGACCAGTTGCGGAAAACTGCAATCGTGTAACCCAATGCCGCCGACTTTTCAGCCGCCGCACTGAAGGTATCTGCACTAATCGCATTCTGACCGTCTTCCATGTCCCACTCGGTCAAAACAACCTGCGGAAGATGAACAACAGTTTTATGGCCGCTGCCATGATCAAACTCAACACCGAAAGCTACGCGAGTTCCGGCATAGTACAAGTTGCGCACAGCCATTGAGTTTGCAATAGTTGAGCGTGAAGCTCCGTCCATTGTCACTTCAAATTGACCGCGACTCATGCGAGGCGTACAACCTGCCGCTTGATCTGTTTGATAGTTGTTGTTGACAGTGATATTTGCAGACTTCAACACACACAAAGCAGTCAAGTCGTTGAAATACCAGTTTGCTACGTTTTGCACTGCTGACAATGGATCATCAGTTAGTTGCGCTCCGTCAGTTTGACCACTGATTGCTGTTGATGCTGCTGAGTCTTTCTCAAACATCATGCTAACAGTCGAAGTGATAACGCCTGTCTCGCCAACCTCTAAAGTTTGCTGATTGATTAGGCCGTCATATGGCGTGTCGTAATTAACATCGCCTACAGCAGCATCATCAATAACGCGGTTTTGGCCTGCGTAGTAAGTTGGAGTGTTTGCGTTGTATGTTTTGCGTGTTGCGATCGTAATCGATGGCCCTGCGACTGCGGTTGCCGCCGGCACCGGATAAGTACTGATAGTTCCGTTGCTTGCTTTTGCAGTGATGCGATAAGTGCGATTATTTAGCGCATTGGCAAAGCCTGTCACGAAAATAAAATCACCGACTAATAAGTTAGTAAAGCCGTTAGCAGAGTCTGTCAAACCTGAAGCTGTTGCAGCAATTCCGGTTCCTGTGACCGTCACCGCCGACTCTGTGCCGTGAATAGTTGACAGTAATAGGCTGATGGTTTGCTTTGTGGCTTCAGTGGCAATCTCTGCCATTAGCTCTTTTGTGTCTTGAATTTGCTTTGCAGCGTTGAAGTCTAGCGACACCTCCGCGCTTTGCGTGTAGCTGATCGACTTCTTGAATCGACCGCTAACACGTCGCACCGGGGTGAATTCTGGACTTGAGTTAATTGCGCCCTTAGCGGTTTGCTCGCTTAGGTAGAATTTCCAATCACCGCCAACAATTTGACGGTCAGCTACAGTTGTTGGCATGTTTAGAACCCCTCACAATAAAAATTAATAGTTACTTGATAACCCAACCATGGATCATCTTCAATTTTAGCAGTATTGGCCTCGAATGTCTTTACGTTGCCAAACTCGGTATTTTCTAGCAGTGCAATGAAAGCCTCGCACAGCGCCAGGTTATTGTTAACGCCTGAGCCTTTTGGTGTGAATACGTCAACCACTAAAAGCCCGTTGCGCCGAACCCAAGCAGAGCCGCCGCCTACAGCAACGTTATTAGATGCGGTATTGATAACATTAATCCGCGCCCAAGGTGCATTGGCTGGTTGTTGCCATCCTGATTGGTTCGGATAATAAATTGAAACACCTGAAGGCGGAGCGCCTGCAATCTGTGCAGTAATACTTTTTACCGCTTCGGAAAATCTTTTATCTGCCATAGCTTACCGCCTGTGCAATTGCTGTTTCTACGTATTTGCTGCCAGCTTGAGCAGACCAGCCTTCATTGAGTCGCTGAATATACGGCAAGTTATTAACTATCCATAAAACAGGCAAAGAATCTGAAGGATAGCTTTCCGTTACTGTGCGAGCTAGATCTATGGAGTAGCTGCCGGATGCGTTGAAAGTTGATGTGTTTTCATTGATTCGCGTTTCTGGCTCGTTGATGCTCATCAGCCAGTTAGCCTTTGCTTGGCCATCCTTAAATGGGGTAGCTGCAACAATGGCTTGATCTGCCAACATGCCGAGCTTGCGAATTTCTTCAGATGCAAACTCTGTTAGCTCGACTCTTATTGAAAAGCCTTCAGCGTATGCAGCCATTAGCGCACCCTCAACACAAGTCTAACCGCAGCATCAGCAGCATCTAGCTTAATCGCAATAATTGACATAGCTACGCCGCCCAATGTGCAGTAATCGCCAACACTTGGCACGAATGTATCAACGCGAGTATAAACCGCGCCAGTGTCGCTCTGCTGTGCGTCAGTGCCTTGCCAGTCAATCATATCAACTGAGAATTTAATAGCCTGATAGGTGCGCTGCGTTGCGCCCGTGACCGACTCAGTAACTGGATTATAAGTGCCACCACTTGTAATGACTAAAGCCTGCCTGAAGTCGGCAAACTCATCATTAATTAGATCGCCTGCTAAATCTTTGAATTCTTGCTTTGTGGTAGCCATATCAGCCCCTTTGCAGCCCTGAACCGCCTTTAGTGAAAGGCATCAGCAATCTATCAAGCTCGGGTGTCCTTGGTTTATATGTCACTTGCGAGCCGGATTCGTAGCTAACTGACTTTGAGCCAACACCATCAAGTGACTTCGATTCTGCCGCAACCAATCCGCCAGCAAGAACAGCTGCATTAAGTGACAATCTGCCAGCCTGCTGTAACTCAACAGCCTTTAATGCTGCTTTGCTAATATCAGCAATCGCAACAACATCAGTTGGCAAACTCATTACCTGCGCTGCGTCTAGCTCTTGTCCTTTGAAAGTGTAGTAGGTGTCAATGAAGTCAGCAGATAGGATTAAATCCTGGTCAAGTGTTGCGTTTGATACAACAATGCCGCGCTCTGCTGCGTATGCTTCGTATAAAGCCGCTGTGGTGTATGAATTCGTGCCGAGTGTAGCCATTACTTACCCCCGAAGGCGAACAAAGCTGCAATAGCTGCCGGACTAAGTAGAGTAGAAACCAAAAGCCAGCTAATCTTTCCGCCAAAGTTTCTGATGCTGTCAATCATTGGCTGATTAGCTGCGGCTTGCTCTCGTAAAGCTCTGACGTCTTTTGTCAGTTCAGTTGATTGAGCGGCAACATGATCATGTTTAACCATGTATCTTTCCAGCGTTGCCACTAATTCTTGAATAGCTTTGGTCGAAGACTTTTGACCGTCAATCATCTCACGCGTCGAGGTTTGAATTGCAATTATCTCGCGCTCGTGTTGGTCTACTTTCTGCCGCAGGTTTATCAGTTCGTCGCTCATGTTTCATGGCCTTACATAAATTTAGAATCACTATTAAAGCGATTATAGTTTGAACTGTTACCAGTACGCAAACGACTATTAATATGTGTTCGTTCAACGGCTGCACTCCCTAGCACCGCAAACAGCACGTCTAAAGGTATCGAGAACTCTTGACGTATAGCGTGCGCTTTATAAATCATTGATAAATTTGCTAATTGGTCTAACAGCATAGCGCCGTTTAACAACAAGCTAGTTCCAATGATAGCGCCATAAGCGAAATAAATCCTTGTGAAATTGTGATGAAAAGTTGATAAATATATGATAGAGACAAGCATCAAGCTATCTATACTGCATTGGATGGCATAAGTGCCGTATGTTGTTTCTGCGTCAGCTTGTACAAGGCTAGTGATATTGTACGGAGTTGCGATCAGGAATGTTAAGTAATAGGCGATAATTAGAAAGCAGAGGTTTAACCCTCTGCCACTAAAAAGCCATATTGCCGCAATGACAATTAAAGCTGCTTCGTTACTCATTTTTTAGCTGGCTTCTTGCCATTTGAGTTAACTGGCTTGTCTTTCACTGGCGTACCTTGCTTTGGCATTTATAATAAGTTAAGTTATCGCCGTGACTAATCCGTTAGAAGCTCCGGCGATTTAGTATAGCATTTATTCAGCAGGCATACGCAAGAAGCCTGCGTCGTATATAACACTAAGCCACTGCCGGAAATCAACACAACCAGCTTTTATTGCTTCATCAAAGGCAGCATCAACCACGCGATTTTTGTCTGCTTCGGCTTTGCGTGTGACGTGATCTAGTGGTCGGAATTTGCAACCCCAAAATAACCAGCCCCAATGCCCTTCGCTTTCCAATGTCACGCAAGCTAATTCCTTTGATTTAGTTTCAGCCTCTAGCGTTTTTACTTTCACCCATTCGTTTCGCTGATAATCAAATGACTCACAAATAAAATCAACAGGCGGCAAAGCAACAGCCTTTTGCGCTTCGTAATCGTACCATTCACTTACATTTTCAGCATTTGACTTACTTTCTGGGATTTTACTTACAAGATAGCTTGCGTCTACTGGTTTGTAGCGCTGGTCAACGATGCGGAAAAATTCAAAGAACAAACCAGACCCAAGATCGCCCCATTGCCAACCGCCAACCTCTTGCGGTCCTTTAATGTGCCAGTCTTTCATCCTGTTTGAGCGTACATCAACTAAAATCGTATCCGGCAAATCAGGCTTCTTACAATTAGTCGGATATTCAACACCCCAACGATAGCCGTTGATATAGCCTAGCTCTAAATCAGTGCGCGGTAGCAGTAGCTTATATCCGCCTTTCATGTATTCTGCGAATTCACGTTTACTCATTTTTCCAACCTCATTAGTTAATCGAATCCTAAATGTACCACATGCGCACCACTTGTCAACTAGAAAAAACAAAACCAGCACAAGGCTGGTCTGCTTGCTGCGGCTTCGGCATCGAGCAGCTACGACGGAAAGGTAGAAACCGCGCATGTGGGCGGAAAGAACCTGCCTGCAACAATTTCAACAAGGAAGCTAATACGAGCAGAGGAAGGCCGCCCTAGTCTTTAACCTTGCATCGGCCATTGTTGCCAAGCGTGGGATTTTAAATAGATTAGCGCAACGCTTTGAATTAGGCAATAAAAAAGGCGACCGAAGCCGCCTCTTTATTTTGTTGGCTATTAACCCAACAGTAGCGCGGTATGTTCTGGCTTGATGTTTTTAACACCCCAAGCAAGCGCAATTTCGTAACGAATTTTGCGGTAGCCAGGATAGATTGACACTTCAAAAGCCACGCCTGAGCGCGGATCTTGAATAGTCATTACATCGATTGCCATGTCGCCCTCTTGCGGACGTTGCGGCAAACGAGTTGCCAACACGATTGCAGAGCGGTTGAACGCTAAGTTGCGTGCTGAGCTGTTAACCACTGTCATTGCAGCATTGTCAGCTAATGCTTTGCGTAAGCCTGGAGCAGCCAATACTAAAGTGCCACCAGATAAAGCAGTTGCAACAACATACTGGTTAGTGTCGCCTGCGAATGTAACGATATCGCCAGCCAGCACAGTGCCAGAGCCAGTATCTACCACGATTGAAGTAGCGCCAACAGCGTAACCTGCGCCATTGTTCACTAAGTAGCTTGCGCCAGTACCTTTGGTGAAGCTAACAACTTGACCAGATTCACGAACTGACATACCTGAAAGCGTTTGGAAAACACCTTGGTTCAGGATTGTTGGCTCGAAAGCTACTGAAGCATTTGATTGCTTACCTAAGAAGATTGCACCAGCAGAAGTGTTAACTACTAACTGGTTATCTTGCACAGGTGCGCCGTTGTCTTTCAGGATTTTCAGAGCCTGAGTTGCGTCGGTGAAGTCGCCAGCAGTGCCAAATGGAGTTGTGCCAGCAGTGCCGTAAGCGCGTGACATAGTGCTATGCAAACCGCACAGGTCTGCTTCGATTTCGTTAACTAATGTGCGCATTGCTTGTGCAATTTGGTTCACTCGGATGTTGCCATAACCAACGCCAGAGTTTAAGCCAACTTGCTCGTTACCTTCCCAAGAGAAAGGAACTGCTTTTGCTTTATTGATAACAATAGCGACGTTATCGATAGTTTGATCCGCAGCAGCAGGAACGCCCATTGCCGGGGTGATGCTTGAGCTAGTGTTAGTTGGAACGACTGGAACGCGCACGGATTGACCTTCAGCAGCGCGATCAACGCGAGCATCCATCGTAACGGCCGGAATCATACCAACTAATTCACGTGATACAACGTCAAGCGCTGCGTACAGGTCAGGAACCAAATTTGTTAAAGTGTTAGCCATTTTAAAGCCCTCAAATGTTTATTGGGTGACTACGCCACCGGATTGGATGAAACTCATTCTATCGGCCGGATTCATTGATTCAAATTGGCCGCGTGTGGCTTTAGGTTTGTTGGCACCGCCTTGACCTGTTGAGCCTTGAGCGTTGCCACCGCCTTTGGTAACAACACCTGCTTTAAGCAGTGGAGCAAAGCTATCATCTTTCAACAACTCCGCTTTGAACCCTGCCAAATCTAACGATGAGGCACCGCCATCATCATTTAAAAACGTTACTTTGCCCGTTTCTGGGTCAATGTCGATGCGGTCTGCAACTAGGCGCTTAAATGCTTTACTGCCTGAATCTGTTGCTAACTCGCTCGCTAAATCTGCCACAAGTGCAGAGCGCTTTTCGGTCTTGATGCTGCCCATGAGGCGGTCAATGCGCTCTTGCGCTTGCTTCGCTGTCTCACCGTGTCGGCGCTCAAGGTCGGCAATAATCTCATCCGTCTTGCCTTCAGCCTTGAGCTTTTCAAGTGCCTTGCGCTCTGCTTCAGCCAGCTTTTCTGCTTGCTGCTTTTCAAATTCTGATAAACGGCTTTTGACCGTCTTGTTTTCTTCTTTGACGTTAAACGCTAACTGCTTTAGCGCTAGGCTGTCTTTGTCTTGATAGCCTTTTTTACCGTCGATTTCTACTTCTACAAACTGATCGCGCCAATCTTCAGGCACTTTATCCAATGATTCAACAAACATTATAGGCACCGCCTTTAGTTATGATGCACCGCATCGCTGTAGTGATTTTATACCCGTTAAACTAAACCGTCAAATTATCGCCACTGTCAATGGCATCAAGCACTGCTTCGGCATCATCCATTGACCAGCCGCCTTCTGCTAGTTCTCTAATTGCCAAGTCTCGCGGCTTGAGTCCCGCTAAGACTAGCTCCATGATTACGCGCACTTCATCAACTGACAGCTTGGACTTGGCGAACGTGCGAGGAAGGCTGATAACTACTTGATCCATGTTCTGCTCGATGGCATCAGCGCCCCATAAGCCCTCAAACATGCCACAATACAAAATTGCTTTCTGATATGCAGACTCTAAGCCCTGAGCCAAAGCAACCAATCGAGCGTTATTCTCTGCTGCTGCAATCTCTGCTTCGGTAGCTGTTGCTGCTTTTACGTCGCCTTGCAGCACTGCGCCCATCTGGCGAGCTTCTTGCGTGTTGCGCTCGAAGTATGATTCATAAGGCTGAACTGACGTTTCACAACCAATCACTTCAACTGTGCAGCCTTCCGGCAACGTGTTTCGACTGCCTGAACCTGTCTCGATGTAGCTGCGCCCGTTTGCCGCTTCAAATTGCTCAATAAAGTTACTACGCGCACCGAAAACGTAAGTAGTTGGCGGTAAGTTGCGAATAGTCTCTTTATATTCAGCGCTCATACGGTAGCGAGCTAATGCCAAGTCGCAGATTGGACTAATAAAGCCCATCTGCTTAGGCAGTGCGCCCGCCTTGATTTCTTCGTCAGATGCAAACGTTACCGGTAGCCAGGTTAATGCTGAGCCGCTAACAGTCATGTAACTGCGCTTGCCTTCTTCTAATCCGGTTGAGCGTTTAACGATTTTTTGCTGGTAATAATTGCCATCTTCGTCAAGCGCTAACACTAAGTAAGACTCGACTGCCGTGTGCGTAGCTGTGTACGGATCAAACTCTGTGCCGTCTTCGCGTAGCATGATGTACGTCAATTGCATCGCACCATTGATGCGCGAGAAATGCCAGTTAACAACCTTGTCGCGGTTGTATGCTTTGATTGTGGCGCGAGGATTGGCCCGCTTAACGTCTTCGATTGACACATCAGTTAAATCAACTTCAGACAATCCAAGATAGTCAGACACAAGCACTTGCCACTTAATCGGCATTAGCTCTGATGCGGTTTGTTCAATCATGCCTGTTAAGCGCCGTCATTGTCTGCCGACTCTAGCAAGTAGCTCAAGCGCTCAGGAATTTGAATGTCAGCTTCTTTGATCTTCATCCGGCCAAGCAGGCTCGCTAACGTTTGACCGCCATAGTTTTGATACTCAGCGTTGGCAATGTAAATCGCATAACGGTTTCTCGCGTCAACAGTCGTCTTGTCGCCGTCGCTCGGATGCGGCAATAAATCATACTGAGCCTGCTTAACAAAGAACTCACCAGCCAAGGCAATTCTTGTTTCTTCAATCTTCGGCAACATCAGCGCCGCTTCGGTGTGTAATGTGATCTGCTGCATGTTGCGCCTCTAATCGTTTTTAATAGTTTACTGCTAAAGTCCGGCTTTGGCAAAGTTACAAGTCAGGATCCAAGCCCGCATCAATAAATGCTTGCCTGTCCCTAGTTTTTAACTGCTCAATCGTTAATGGCCTGCCATAAATATCAGTCATTCTCGCAAGGCTTAGCTTGCCATCCATAAGCAACTTTGCGCGAGTCTCGCCAAGGTTGTCAGCAACAAATGCAAAGCCTTGGTCTTTCATCCAAATATCTAAATCAGTCCCGTACTTAACCTTAGATATTTCAAACTTACCTAAATCCTTTCGGCCTTTGTATGTTGGCTTTTTATCTGCATCTTCTGGATATTTATCGCCAGCGCCAATGGCTGGCATATTGACTCGCGGATCTCCCATGCCTTTTACGCCATAAATTATTACCGTCCGGCAGCGTTGATGATATGGAGGATAACCTATCGGGCTTTCGTTTAAATTCCAGCCGTCCTTATATTTCATGTAAATACTACTGCAAATAATAGAGCGCCTGTTATCGAACATCACAAGCGGATATTCTTTGTCGATGATGTCTTTGTTATCGTCTGCCATCGCTCTACGTGCTTGATTGGCGTAATGACTTAAACCAGTCCTTGCTAATGTCTCTGCGTGTTGCTGTGCCAAGCCTTCACTGTATTGCCGAATTGCTGCGGCAGTCTGTTTAACTGTTGCGCTCTTGGTAAACCCAGCTTTTACAAGGTTGTTTACTTGCTCTGCATAGCCACTGACATTTTGCTTTACAAAGTCTTCCCATGTTCCAACATCGACACGATTACCGCTCGTTAGTGTCATCAGTGCTGAATTCACGTAATCAATAATCGACTTACTGCCTGGAGTAGCTAATTCAACATCATTCCACTTACCGATAAGCTCTGCATAGTAGCTAGACTCGTAAACAGCCAGCGATTGCAGCTCTTTCGTTGCCTCTTGCCAGCCTGCCGAGTAAATCTCTGTTACTGACTTGCTGATAGCTTTCGTTATCCGGTTAAGCTGCGCTGCGCTCTTGATTTCCTCTTGAGCAAGCAGGATTTCGCGCACTGACTTGTAAGCATCTGCGAGCGACGGATAAACGTTAGTTTTGAGCAAGCCTGTTGCCACTCGTTGCAGCATTGCTTCATGGCGTAGTTGATCAGCGGTTAGACTCATCTATTAAATCTCTCAATGCTGTTGCAAGTATTTGGATCATTATCGCCTTGTCTCCGTGATAAGGCAAACCCTGAGCCATGCGGCGTATATCGGTTAGGCAAATGACATGAACCGCTTCAGCAGTTGCTACGACAATATGCGGCTGATGCTCTGACAGGTTTGTCATCTGCGGCCCCATGCTAGCGGCTTGTCTATCGGTTTGGTTCTGCCAACCTCAACAACCGCCAAGTAGCGGAATGCGTCAGAAGCATGGCTAGACCAATCGTGTAATGGTCTATCGCGCCAGCAGCCTAGCTTATCGTTCCATTCCTTGCGGTAGCTCTCAAGCGCCTTAATGCCTTGCTCGCATTTTCTTTCATCGAATACGCATTTAGCAAGTATAGTCCTAACATCATCAATGCCCGCATCGATTGGCTTTTTCGGAACAACTTCAAAGTTTATCTTGTGTATCACTCCGTCAATATCAACACCGTTAGCGGCAGCATCCTTTCTACTCTGCGCACCAGAGCCAAATTCCCTGTTTTCAATATCATGCGGCCCCCAATGCTCGCCATAGTCGTACCCGCGCTTTTTCAATTCCTTCATGTAATGCTGCAAGCCTTCTCCGCTGTTTTCGTAGAAGTCAACCAAATGTATCTCATTACCAATGCGCTGATAAAACCAAATCGACGTAGAATCTCCAACACCAATATCCCAAACAGTATGCACTTTTGCCTGATTGTTTAACCCTTGGCAAATTCGCCCATCGGCATAAATCTTTCTGAATTGCTGCGCGTAGTAAGCGCCCTCGATAGACTGCGCAAACGCTTCTTCTGGCGTTGACGGATATTCGCGCTTCATATCGTCGCCAAGCGTTTTCCACTTTGCAGAATACCAAGCCATCTGCCCGTTGGTTAACTCGATACCGTGTTTTGATTTCAGTTCGTCAAAATATGATGTCAGGCTGTTGGCAATTTCTCCGCCTTCTAGCGAATATTCAGCGCGCCAATACCAAGGGAAAAAGTGAAAGTTAAAATCTAGTTTTGACGGTTTTTTTCCTTGGTCTTTTAACTTCTTGGCTGTTGAGCAGTAATCAAAGAAATAACCCTCTTTGCCTTCTGCGGTTGACTCTATCGTGATACTTCCGTCGATCCCAACAGCCTCAAACGCGCCTGTAACAATCTCTTTCGCCTTCTCTGGGTACTTCTTACAAATCTTTCCAAACTCGGAAACGTGCAGGCTTTGCAAGGTGCCGCCTCGATAGCTGACAGATACTTTAATGCTGCTTCCGTTGTTAAATACATAACTATTATCTTTGTCGTTTATTGGCTTTGGTAGATCGTAACCCATCATTGCAATCAGTTCGCGCTGTTGCTCTGATATGTTTTGGTATGCGTATTTTATTTTATTTCTGAAGATGTCTTTTGCATCCTCCAGATTGTGACAAATACAGCCAGCGCTATGGTTTGGAGTGAACAAGCAATCATCCAAGTCACTGATCATCTTGAACGTAGTAAAGCCAAGCTGGCGAGCCTTTAGAATTATGTCCCTGCCATGCGTGCCAAGATAAAATGTTTCTTGCTCTTGGTTTGGCTCAAATAAAACCTTTTTACCGGTCTTGTCTTTGATGTGGTAAAGCGTGTTGAGCCTAAACCACTTGTACGACATTGCGTCAACAAGTTCGATAAGTGAAAGCTCTGATAAGCGGCTTAAATATTCTTTTGCCGCTTCGTGATTAGCGCTTACTGCCATTGGTCAGCAATTCAGCAAGGGATTTATCAGCTTTGTGTGTTGTTGTCTGGTCGATTATCTGCTTATCCCATCCGTGCATCGAGTTAATGACTTTAACCGCCGCAACTTTATCGGATGGCTTTGCTTCTGAATCAACACCTTTAGCAATATCAGCAAGCACCTTTAAGCTGTCCATGCGCGACCAATAAGCAAGCTCGCTCATTTCTTCGCGCAACTCTGTAACTCTAAGGGAAATGTTAGGATCAGACATCAGCTTTGAAGCCTCTACTGCTACAGATTGAGCCTTTGCAGATGAGTTATATGCTTGCCTGTAAGCCTCACTGGCATTGCCTAGCTTAACGTAAAGCTGGCAGAAGTTTTCTTGTTTTGGGGTCAACATATCAGCACCGCTGTTTATCAAGATGCACCGCATCGGATTGATAAAGTATAGCGCAAAAGAAAGCCGCTATAAAGCGGCTATTTACTCAGTATCTTCATAAGCAAAATTGGCCACAATATCAAGCAGATTAGGAATATTCCAATATCAGCAAGCATTGAGCGGTCTAGCTCTTCGTCATCAATTTTCATTTCATCAATAAGCATTTCTTTAATTGTCTTACCGATAAAGCTAGTCTTTGCCCAATGATTGCACATTGCTGCGCCGATTAAGTACATGATTGCGTATTGCATCATTCCAACTCCGTA